TCACGAATCCCTGCCGACCCTCGGGCAGGGTTGCCTATCGTTTCTCTCTTGCGTCAGTGCGCTCTTGTTGGCCACCAGTCCGAACGTGGTGCCTACCAGCGCCAGCCCTGCTATGAACGTCGAGATCTGCCAGCCTGCCTTGTCCATCATCGCCTCCGTGAGAATCCGGCGATTGTAGGGGTGTAGGGGCGTCGCCCCTACGGATAACGCCTCACCCGCGCCGTGGAGTTCGAGGCCCACGCGTCCTACGCACCACCGTCGATCGATCGGCGGACCTGGCGTCATCCACCACTGATAACCGCATTTCACGCCTGCGCCGGATCACGTCTCGTAGGTAGATCACCTGGGCCGGCCTGGCATGCCACACGCGCTCGCGTTCCTCGGCCATCATCAGCGCCCACTCGCGGGCTATGTTGCATGTGAGCGACCAGTACCGCATTCCCACCGGGTCTATATCTCGTCCTTCGGGAGTGAAAAACCGATGCCCCTGAAAACCAAAACCGGCCCAAGGGCCGGTTAGGTCTACGCGATCGTAGGTGTCTAGCGTCATTGTCCGGTCCGCTTCCTGTGGAGGGACCAGCATTGATAGGCTGCCAGGGCGCACAGGAGCGTCAACAGGCCATTTCGCATAATGTATATTATGTCAGGACGCTGCTTCGCCTCTTGGCTTCGCTTGCTTCTGCGCTCACGCCGCGACAGCGACGATGGCACGCCAAATGGAGATTGGCAGATGCGTGATCGACAATTGACCGGCCCCTGGGCCGGTTTTTCGTTCGTCCGGGGCGAACTGGTGACTCCCGAGGGAAAGTCGTTCACAGCCACGCAGCTGACCTGGCTTGCACTGACATCGAGCCTGGCACGGGAATGGTCCGCAATGATGGACGAAGCGAAGCTGAGGGCGTGCAAACCTCAGTACAGGCACCTCTACGTTCCCAGGCCGCCGCAGCGGTCATCAGCGGCCAACGTGATCTACCTGCGGGACGTGATCCAGCGCAGGCATGAAGAGCGGTCTTCAGTGGTGGATGGCGCGGGGTCCGCCGATCGAGCACGGGTGGTCCGGCAGACGCGTGGGCCTCGAGCTCCACGGCGCGGGTGAGGCGTTATCCGTAGGGGCTATACCCCTACACCCCAGGTCACTTACAGGCGTTTTGCACCACGTTGTCCCAATAGCTGGAAATCTCATAAGAACGATGGAGACCGGCCGCGTCATAGACTTGCTTGCGCTGAGCCTTGGCAGACTCGCATGCGTTGCTGGATTGTGGGCCAGACACATAGGCGGCAGCGGATGCAGATCTGTCAGCTGCGTACCTGCTATCGAGCTGCTTGCGAATACGGTAAAGGCGCCACTGCTCGGCATTGCTTTGCTCAGGAGCTGGTGCGGCGTCCCAGACCTTCTCGGCTTGGCCGGAAGCGCACGGCGCTGACTGATAAACCACCTGCCCTCGCTCGCGACACTTGTGAACCTGCTGCGCGTGACAAGGCGCAGCGATAGCCAACGCAAGCAATATCGCAAATCTCGCTTCCATGCACTTCCCCTCGCGTCACGAAATAAGGGCGGGCTTGAAGGCCAGCAGACCAAAGATGGCTAGATGCGCAACATAATAGCCGTAGAAGCCCCACCGCGTGCGCGAGATGGCGATGCCTCGGTTGCAGGCCACCTCCGCAAGCGCAATGGCTGGGATGGCAAGAAGGGCCCACACGCTACCGTTGAACCAACATAGGGCACCCAATGCCGTGACCACTGGTATCGGGCTACGCATCACTTTGGCGTAATAGGCCCAGCCCGCTACCACCAGGGCCATGCCGGCCCATTGGTAATCAACGAACACCGGCGCTGGGGCCGCACAGAGCATCAACAACAGCCAGCGGCCGCGCTGGATGGCCCAGACCGCCGCCGCGGCCAAGGCGAACGCCAGGAGGACGTTGACGGGCACCCAGTACCCAAACGCCCACGCGTGCACCGGCTGAGCCAGCACGCCCCACACGCAGAGCCGCCGAACCGACTTGGCCACATCGGCACCGGGCTGCGCCAGGTTGTAGGACATGACCAATGCGAACAGCGGAAATGCGATCCGCCCTAGCTCGGACAACACAGGCACGTATCCGTCATAGAACACCTTCGCCACGTGGTCGAAAGTCATGCAGACGAGAGCAACCCACTTCAATAGTTCGCGTGCGCTACTGCTCATCACAGATCCCTCGTGGTAGGCGCGGTGTAGCTGTTGATCGAGTAGCCGGGAGACTCAGGGAACGTGCCCAATGCGCGCGTGCGCTTCTCAATGCTGGACGTGACCGCCCCGCTCTGCTCTACCGGCTGTGGCTTAGGTTGCTCGGTAGCGGCGGCAGACGAAGGCTGCTGCGCCTGTGCGACGTTCGAGGGAGGCTTATACGGGTTGTATGGCTCTCCCCACCGGGCGATATCGCGACAGACGTCGTCGCGCATCGCCACGCGGGTATTCTGCTCGGTAACACAGCGACAGCTGTTCTCGCTCGACATGCAGTACATATGCGGATCGGACACCACAGGCCGATCCACGTAGGCAGGTGCCGACCACGGCACATCGGCGACCAATGGCACCAATTGACCAACGTAATCTTCTGCGGTGTTGACCTTAGGACGTGCTGCCGCGCCGGCAGACGCAGTGCCCGCCAGCGACGGCCCCGCAGGGGCCGTCTTATTGGCGGGCGCAGCGTCTGCCTTCTTGGCGAACATAGTGTCGCGGTACACGGCATACCAAGCACCGCACGCGAGAATGGCGACCACGGGAAGAATCATCAGTGCCTTCTTGACCAGGGCCGGCATCTGATACTTCATCGTGTGGACCTCAGCCGACTTGTAAAACTTGAAGCACTCGGTTGGCTGTTTCCACACTTCGTAGTCGTATAGCTTTTTGATGCGCGGCAACGGCGAACGCACCTCTTCGATGATTTGACTGTTGCGGAAAATAAAGGTCTTTTGCTTGCCGCTCTGGCGCAGCAAATGTTCGTGATAGCCGACCAATCCACGCAGATATGTATCGAGGTAGTTCGGCTGCTGGGTAGCAAGCACCAAGCGCACGCCGTCGTGTCGAATGGTGGACATTGCCTTGATGGTCGCTACGGGATCACCGCCACGCCGCGCCGGGAAAAAATGCTGCGCCTCGTCAACAAAGAGAATGCACCCCGCAGGTAGCTGCTGCCACTTGTGCGGGTCCGCCCAAGGCGTAGTGCCAGGGACAGATATGCCGTCGATGTTGCAGACGTAGACGTGCGCACCCTTGTCCATGAGATAGCGAATCGCTTGGATGATGCGCAAGCTCTTGCCGGATCCTGGCAGGCCGGTCAGCAGCGAAATAGACGCGGTGTCGCCGATCATGTGGCTTGGTTCCTACGTTGAATAAAAATTCGCTCAGCGCCACGAATGCCGTATGCGCTCAGAATGATGGACACGCCAGCATCGATGCCAAGCGCGTGAACCCAAGTTGCGATGCCGGCAGGAACGGATGACCAAGCGTTCTGTGCGTACTCGATGATGGGGTTGTAAATGAAATGCTGCGCGGCGAAGCCGAGGCCGAGCGCCGATAGCAGCCGCCCCAACCAAATCGCCGCCTTGAGCTTGACCAGCTTGTGCACCGCATCGGCGGCGTTCTCGAAAAAATTGTTTGCAAAGTCGCGTGCCCAATCGAACATCAGATGTTCCTCCCGACCACGAACATCGCGATGACTGTGCACATCGCGATGATGACCATCTTTACTGCTGCGATTGCGTCGAAGAACCCCGAAGGGATCACCCAACGCTGACCTTCGATCTCAACATCAGGCAGCAAACCACCACTGCCGTTGCCGCCGACGTTGATGAGGTCTTGGCGCAGCTTCAAGCCGGTGCCGCCCTCTTCACCGCCCCAGATACCTTCAACCACCCCGGCGTCATCGCCGTTACTGATGCCAGCAGCACGCGACGCCATGCCCTGCCCCATGGCCTCCACAGCGCAGCGTTGCTTCCACTGTTGAAGCACACCGGCATACGCTTCGGCCTTGCAGGACTTGCCAGCACAGACGGGAATATCACCCTCTGAACAGCCGTCACCCTTCGTGACCTCGTTGCCTTGCGTGTTGCAGTCAATCTTCCAGGTGAATTTCAGTTGCAAACACTTGAGAGTGTCGCCGACGCACATAGGCGGTGCAGTGCAATTGCCACTCTCAGTCGCGGAATCCTTGTCGTCGTCCTTGCCATCGCCGCCGCTACCAGAGCCGGGCTTGCCATTGCCAGAGGTGTTGCCACTGCCATCCGCGTTGTTATCGCCGGTGGAATTCTTCTGAGTGCCACCGGGCACGCTTGAAAAATTGGTGACGTTATAGGTCATGCAAGTGTTGTTAACGCACGCAGTCTGCTGATGCCCCTCGGTGCGCTGCCAATCCTTGTCGGGAATTTTGATATCGGGAGGCGTGACCGGCTCGCCCTTGGGCGACTTCACCTGTGCATCGTTGGCATCTGTTTTCTTACCGGTCTCGCTCGGCTTCCAACAAAACGTTTTACCTGTTGATGACGTGGCACAGGTGTCGCCGTTGGACTTAACACACGCGGTCTGATTGCTACCAAGTGCAGTGCACTCAGGCGGCTTAGGCTTGGTGGCATCTTCCTTTTCCTGCTTCACCTCACCAATGTCGTTGCTGGGCTTAGCAGCAACGCACACTTCGCCGCTATACATACGATCCGTCATGCCGTAGACCTTGACGGCGCCATTCGCTTGGCTAAAACGGTTGCCGAGAACGCTGCACCCGCCGAAACAGGACGGCGCTTCTGTGTAACTCAGCGCGGCGTCTGCCAGTGGGGTGGCATTGCGATCAGAACACGACTTCGCCTCAGGCCAACCACGCGAAACACGCGCCACCAACTGATTCTGGGATGCCCAGATGATGCGGTATACCAGCGTCCTGCTGGACATGTTGACTTCGGTCGGGCCTTCAATCCGAAGATTGTTTGACGCAACACCTCCGATCCCCTGCGCCTTGATCTTGTTGGCAGCACTGTAGCCCCCGGCCGCTGCCTCACCCTGGTCACCGCACATCACAACTGAGCCGTCATCACTCAAGTCATTAAAGCAATCGGCGCGGGCGTTACCGATACCCAGCGCAGCGAATAGCAATGCAACGATGACGTACACGATGCGGCGAATGACAGCGCGTGCGAAATAACGAGTTAGCCAGCGCATCAGTTCCAACCCGTGGCGCACACGTGCGCGGCATGAATTAAGAATGCCAACACAATTAGACCTTCCATCGCATCCTCCCCAATTGAAAAAGGGAGGGTTTCCCCTCCCCTGCTATGCATGTGATTGGCTCACTTGCCGCCGATCAGGCCCAGCGCGCGGAGCGTCCAGCGACCGAGTGCGAACGCGGCCAGGATGGTGACGCCGATGGCCGTATAGGTGACCACCTTGCTAACGATTTCACCGCCGTCGAAGTCGCCACCACCGCCGGATGCGAAGGCGAAACCGGGCATGGCCATCAACGCGGTACTGCCCAGAATTGCTGCGGTCTTGGCATTGCTGACAGCCGACTTGGCCTTCGTGACAACGGTCGAAATGTTGTTTTCCATTGATGCTATTCCTCTATTGATTTTGGGTTGAGCAGTCCTTTAATGACTGCCAGGGTCATCAGGCCGACGAAGTAAGCGCCGCCCACCATCGCGGCCTGTTCGATGGTGGGTAGTGGTGTCGTCCAATCCGATTGATCAATCCAGGCTTGGACCTCGCATTGCTGCGTTGAATCGTTGTATTGCGTGCAGGTCAACACCTTTGCCATTGCTCAGAATCCCTGCTCGCATGCATCTGGGTTAGGCGACACGTGCCGCAGGCTGCGCAGCTTTGGCGCTCGCATCCGGGATAAGACGAATGCGACGGCCAAACTCAAGGCCACCGTATTTGTTGTTCTGCATCGACTTGGGATCGATCACGTAAAAGCCTTCGCCGTACGGCGCTTGATCTTCGTCAAGACTGATGGTGAACGGCAGCGGGAAATCGCCGTCACGCAACACGGCGGCGGTCTGCTCGCGAAAGTGCGTGGCCGGCTTACCATCGCGAGCCGGAAACGAACGAATGGCGACAGCGGAACTCATGATCTGAACTTTCATAGTGGGACTACCTTCCAAGCGAATGTCCGGCCGAAGATGAATGTGACTTTCCACGGAGACGGCCAGAACTCTCCGGTAAGCCTGTCGAACCAACCGCCCTTTACTTTGCGGATATCCGCTTCCCCGCCGAGAGCTTCACGCGCGTCTTTCGGGGCCTTCCACCAGCGCAATTCGCGCTTAGATTCGGTATCGAGTCCACCAATGCCATGTGTGCGGAAGCCTTTGGGAAAAGCTCCAGCTGTAAGGGCAGTGAACTTGCTCGCGTATTTCGCGAGATAGCCGACGCAGTTGCGGGCTTTTTCAATTTGCGTTGTGCCATGAGGCCACCAGCCGCGTTGATCGACTTTGCCGAAATACATGCCCGTCGGAACCCACAGCATTACGTGGTAGTGCGGGCGGAATCGCTGGGTGAGCTCTCCGACCCATACGTAACGAAAGCTTTCACGGTTCCACCGTGCGCGCCCAGATTTAAGGCGATTGAAGTGGCCGCGCATGCGTTTAAATAGTTCGCTAACGTCACGAGGGCTGCTGTCGCTTCCATCACGGTAGGTGAGCGTGAGGAAATACCACGCACCCCGGAAGGAGCCTTTTTTCGCTTCCTGGTCATGCAGACGTGCTCCGGTAATCACGGACTTGCGCAGCCGTTGCGCCCGCGCTTGTAGCGGGTCGATTTCGATGGTCACGGTGCCGGTCGTAGAGGCCCGCGTGTCACTTGTTTTGTAATGGACAAGCCCAAGGGCCAGCGCTGCGCGCTGGCCCTCTGGCGTCAACGCGACCGGATGCGCCGCGTCGAACTCAGCGACGCTCGTGCCCACCACACGCTTGTTGCTGTGGATCTTCTTTGCAGCCAATTCGGTGCGGCGCGTAGCGGCCTGCATGACGCCGATAGATGCATCGAACGCGGACAACTCACGCGATTGCGTGGGCTGTTCCTGCATGCGGATGCGTGCATTTTTTGATGTACATGCGACGCACAAGCCACCGGGGAAAAAGTAGGTGGTGGGATCACCGCAGAACGAGCATGTACCGTCAGCCACGATAGAACTCCATCGCGGCATCGCGCGCATGGGCAGCATCTATGCGCGAAGCGAAATAGCTCTGTTCGACGGCATTGCCGTTGACGACGATGGTCAACACGTAGATGCGTGGACCGCCGTACACACGAGCTGCGGCAATCATCCAGGCGACAGACGGGGAATCAGTCATGACCGGCCCCGCTGAGATAAGCAATGACACCCGCAGGAGTGAGGAACAAGAAAACCCCACAAATCCACGTCCACGGCTGAGGCAGGTAGTACGCGCCCAGAATGAAAAGGGAAACGAACAAGGCGAACGCCCAGGCAAAACCAATGCACTTTGCGAACTCTTTCATGGACGCAACTCCATGACGCGACAAGCGTTGTTGTTGCCGTCGATGCATTGCTGCTCGATGCGCTCGTATCGCTGAATCTGACGATCAATGCTTTGGGCTGCACCAGCACCAGCAGCATAGCCAACCAATCCGCCGATACCGAAGCCGGTTGCGCAACACATCACAACGATGGGGCCCAATTCGCGACAGAACTGGATGAAGTCTTTCATCGCGACCACTCTGCTTCACACATCGTGGCGTCGCTAAGACGCTCGGCCCGTAGCTCAGCAGCAACGATGCAGGGGTCAAGGTAATCAGCGGCGGCAATGCGGTCATGCTCGCGTTGGCGAAGAATGTGGGCTTCGCGATATGCGATTGCGACCAATGCTGCTTGCTCGATCTTGGAAACCATCGCGGCGTGCTTGCGATCAAGTCGCCAGAACATTAGGCCGGTGATTCCTTGGCCGAGTAGCAAGCACGCAGGCGCGATGACGATCAGCGCGAGCAGCTGCAAGACAAAATTCGGATGCACCCCACTACCCCCTCCCCTGCCCCTTGACGCGGACCCCGGAGGGGAGCCGGGGGTGCGCGGTGTCGAGTACCACTCGTCACGGAGTGAATATAAACTAAAACTCGACACCCACGTCAAGTAAAACTCGATATGCAGACGATAAATAAATTGCTTGACACGGCGCTAAAAGCGTGCAATGAGCCGTCAGACCGCCAGTTGGCGAAGCATCTCGACGTGTCTCCGAGCGCGATATCGCTATGGCGCAAAGGCAAGCCGATCAAGGACGACCACTTGATGGCATTGATCCACCTAGCTCAAGCGGACCCGGCGATTGCGGTGCTTGTGCGAACGGAAGGCGCTGAAAGCCCGGAGGCGAAGAAGGCCTGGAGCGTAGTGTGGGACAGACTGTCCCCGGTCACTACGGTGATCGGGGCGATGGTTCTGGCGATCGGCATGATGCCGGCGACGAGCAGAGCGAAACCCCTTGATATTCAACAGCTTGCGCAGCTTGACCGCGCATATTCTGTATATTATGTCAATGTCTATGACTGGTCTGGAGCCGTCACAAGCTAGATTTCCTCCACATCCGCGGCGAGTGCCCTACCTGCGCCTTGAATGCACGCGAAAGCGCTGCTTCGCTGGCGTAGCCCACCTCGTCGGCCAGTTGCTTGAGCGACCGGCCCTGGCGCAGGCCGCGTTGCACCAGCGCGATGCGCCAATCCTGCAGGTACTGGCCTGGAGTGCAGCCCACCGTGTCGTGAAAGCTGCGGGCAAAGGCGCTGCGCGACATGCCGGCACGGGCGGCCAGCGACTCCAGCGACCAGGGCTTGGCGGGATGTTCGTGGATGCCGACCAGGGCCAGGCGCAGCCGCGCGTCGGCCATGCCGGCCAACATGCCGCCCTTGGCGTGGCCTTGCTCCATCAGTTCGCGGATCACGTGCACCAGCACCACTTCGAAGAGCCGGTTGAGCACTGCCTGCCGCCCGCAGTGCTGTGCGAAGGCTTCTTCGAACAAGGCATGCACCAGCACAGCACCTTGGCGCAGCGCTTCCAGCGGCAGGCAAATGCACGCAGGCAGTGCGCGCACCAATGGATTGGCCGCGCCTCCGCTGAAACTCAGGTGCGCGCAGGCAAAGTCGGCTCCGTGCACCGGGTCGGTGTCGAAGCTGTGCGCAAGTGCGCGCGGATACAGCAGCAAACTGGGCCGGTCGATCTGCAGGTGGCTGCCGTCGCCGTTGTGGACCACCACCGCGCCCTGACGGATCAGGTGCAGCTGGCCCCGGTCGCCACTGTCGAGCTGGTTGATGCCGCACAGCGCGCCGGCATGGAAGACCTCGGCGGTCACCGAGAAATGGCTCAGCAAGGCGGCTAGACGGTCGACCAA